GGATGATGGGGGTTGGAGAATTATTCGAGGCGTATCCGCATTTGACGACGCCGGTGCATTTGGGTCTGGCGTGGGACAGCGGTTGGCAGACGCCGCGGCATTTGTGGAAGGTGAATGAGTTGTTGTGGCAGGTGTTTCATGGGGAGGTGATGCGGCTGCTCGTGAACATGCCGCAGCAGCATGGCAAGAGTCAGCTGGTTTCGCGGGTGTTTCCGGCCTGGTATTTGTTGTTGAAGCCGGACACGCGGATTATTGTGGTGGGGCATAATACGGAGTTTGCGGTGAGTCAGTATGGTTTGGTGATTTTGGAGATTTTTGACAGGTTTGGCACGGAGTTGGGGTATGCGATTCGGGAGAATGCCAAGGCCAAGGGGGAGTGGCGGGTGGAGGGTCATCGGGGCAGTGTGACGTGTCTGGGCTGGCAGGCGGGTGTAGCGGGGCGGCCGGCGGACTTGTTGGTGATCGACGATCTCATCAAGAATCCGGAGCAGGCGCTGTCGGAAGTGATTCTGGAGCAGCACTGGCGCTTCATTCAGAGTGTGGTCTATGGGCGTCTGCGCCGGGAGAGTCGGCTGGTGGATGTGGGGACGAGGTGGGCCAGGCGGGATTCGTTTGGGCGGCTGCTGGACATGGCGGCGCGAAGTGGGGAGAAGTTTGTGCATGTGAAGTACAAGGCCATCGCCGACGCGGACGATGAGGATGGTTTGGGGCGCAAGCAGGGCGAGGCGTTGTGGCCGGAGCAGGTGAGCTTGCCGCAGCTGGAGCGCGAGCGCCAGGAGATGGGACGGTGGTTTCGCGCTTGCCGCCAGCAGGAGCCGGAGGATGAAGAGGGCAGCATCTTCAAGCCCTACCACTGGCCGCGCTATGGGGACTTGGGGCATGCCTACACGCTGGTGACGGGGGGACTCCGGCAGATCGTGCTGGTCAGTGACGTGCTCCGCTTCGTGGTGGTGGATTGGGGCTTGAGTCCCAAGGCCAAGGCCAACTACACGGCCATCGGCACCTGGGGACTCTTGGGCGATGGCCGGCTGCTGCTGCTGTACATGAGATGCGAGCGGGTGCCGCTGGAGCGGGCGGCGGCGCTGCTGGATGAGGAATGCCGCCGCTGGCAGCCGGCCTTCGGGGTGGCTGAGGCCGAGCACTTTCAGGCGGCGCTGGTGACGGAGGCCCGCCGCTATGCCAACATACCCGAGCTAAGGCCGGTCAAGACCGGCAGCAAGAACAAGCTGCTGCGGGCGCTGCCGGCCACGGTCATGGGCGAGAATGGCCGCATCCTGCTGCCCGATCCGGCGCTGTGCACGCCAGGGGCGAACGGCGACGACTACTACGCCGACGCCTGGGGCTGGCTGGAACAGTACCAGGCCCGGCTGGCGGCGTTCACCGGCGTCGGCGATGAGAAGGACGACGAGGTCGATGTCACGGCCTACGCCGCCCATCAGGCTACCATCCTGAGAGGCGCGGGGCGGCCCCTGGACGAAGGGAACGAGCCATGCCTGCTGACGCCGGGCAAAGACAGCAGCGGCTGGATGTTCGGCTAGTCCGTGGCTTGCAGGCACTCCAGAAGCTCGACGACAGCCGCGCCTGGAAACTCTATGGCGGCCTGGTCAAGAAGCAAACGCGGCGCAGTCACGTCGCCTTCGAGCGCCTGAGCTTCCTGGCCGGCTGCGGCCTGCTGCGCGTCTTCTGGAAAACCCGCCCCCCCGCCCTGCACTTCTCCTGGGAGGGCATCACGCACTTTGAAGACTTCGCCGATGGCAAGATTAGCTATACGGAGCTGTGCCAGCAGGTCCACACCGCACCCATGCGCGACGGCTCCGCCTGGCTGGCGCTGTGGCTCAAGAGCGACAAACTGCTCGAGCGCGATTATCGTCGGATTCTCTGGGACATCTTCTACCAGGCCGAGGACCGCGCCCAGCCCTGCTTTCAGGACACCTTCGTCCAGGCCACCGCCCGCAGCCTCTACCGGAGCGCCGGGTTTTTCCAGCTCACGGCGCTCCGTACCGCCCTCGCGGACGCCGGCTGCACCAGCCGCGAGACGCTGGAGCACTGCGACCAGGACCAGCACGTCAAGGGCTGCTGGCTCGTGGACTTGATCTTGGGACTTGATCTCGCTCCCCCTGGGGGGCTATAGTCGTCTTCATGAGTGCCGCGCTCGTCAAAACCCTGCTGCCCATCCGCGCCGAACGCTCGGTGCTGCGCGGCCACCCGCAAATCGTCCTCCACTACGAGGGCCGCGGCCCCGGCGGTGCCCGCCAACAGTACCAGCATTGGGTCGGCCCGCCGCTCGACGACAACTCGATGGCCTATCACCGCGACCCGTTCGGCGTCGCCGTCCTGCAAGTTATGCAGCTGTTCTGGGAGCTGGAAACCTCCATCGAGAAGATGGTCCGCGAACGCGATGAGGCCAGCCAGCGGGCGGCAGCTCTCCTGTCCGAGAACGCCGACCTGACCCGGCGCTGCCACGGCCTGGAAGCCAAGCTCAAACAAGTCAATGGTAAGAAGGGGTAAACCGTGCTGGTGTGGTGGAACGGCAATGCCCAGACGCTGGCGCAAACCCAGACGATCACTCTCACCGCGGTCGCCCTGAACGCCGTCTATACGGCGCAAATCTCCAACAAGACGATCAGCTACACCGCCTCGGGCACCGACACCACCAGCACCGCCGCCAGCGCCTGGCAGCAGCTCCTGAGCGCCAACAACGCGCCGCCCGAGTTCGCCGAGATCGTCTTCACCGCCTCCAGTAACACCATCACCGCCACCGCCCGCAGCGCCGGTACGCCCTTTACCCTGACCGCTACCGCCGCCAGCGGCGGCACCATCACGCAAGCCACGCCCCAGCCTAACTCGTCACCCGCGGATGTCAACAACGCCAACAACTACCTGCGCGGCGGCGTCGGCGGCAGCGTCGGCCTGCCGCAAAACGGCGACGACCTCATCCTGGCCAACTCGGCCGTGCCGCTGCTGTGGAACCTCGACAAGCTGGCCAGCGTCCGTCTCAACTCGCTGACACGCTGGCAGTCGTTCACCGGCACCGTCGGCCTGACGGAAAACAACCCCAATGGCTACTACGAGTACCGGCCCACCTACTTCCAGTTCAGCGGCCCGCAATTCGGCATCCTCGCCGTTACGCTCGGCCAGGGCCATGTCGGCGGCGGCCCCTCCCGCGAACGCTACAACGTCGGCGGCCAACAGACGAACTTCGCCGCCCTGGCCGCCGGCAGCGCCGCCGATGACTACGCTATTCGCTTCCTGGGCACGCACGCGCTCAACACGCTGCGGATCGCCGGCACCTCGGTCGGCGTGGCTATGCTCCAGGGCGAGTCGGCCAGTCTGGCCACCGCCCTGGTCGATGGCGGCGGTAGCCTGGCCCTGGGACCGGGCCTGTCCTTCACCGGCACCAGCTCGGTGGCCGGACCCTCCAGCGTCGGGGCCGCTGCCCCCGGCGTCGTCACCGCCCTGAACGCCTCCCTGATCCTGTGGTGCTGCCCCGGCAGCGTCATTCTCGACCAGGCCGCCCAGGCACTCCTGCAAGCCAACGGCAGCACCTACCCGTCCCTGCTGGCCCAGGGCGGCGCGGTCATCACCAGCCTGTCCAGCAGCACCATCACCAGCCTGGTCTTGACGCAGGCAGCCACCTTCGATAAATCCAGCGACGTGCAGCCGCAAACCATCATCGGCGGCCAGGTGGACGGCGACTGCCAGATCCTCGATCCCAACAACGCCCTCAGCTATCAAACCGCCATCGCCGTCAACGGCAGCATGCAAGCCGGTGCCTTCCATTTCGGCCGCGGTAGAAAGGTGCTCGTCTCATGAGCCTCCCCCAAGTCTCCGTCATGACCTCGCTCGACGGCTTCAGCGCCGACGCCGGCATCACCGTCAACGTCGGCGACATCACCCTGGTCCTCGATACCAAGTGCCCCGTCTGCGCCGGCAGCGGCCAGATGGCGAGCTACGATCCCATCACGATGGCCGCCCGCGGCGTCCCCTGCGGCCACTGCCACGGCCTGAAAACCGTACCGTCGCCCGAAGGCGCACGGCTCTTGGCGTTCGTCAAGAAATATCTGTCTCTGGAGGCCAACCGTGTTCCCCAACAGCAGCCCGCAGCAACCGGCCACGGCTAAAAACCCCGGCGTTTTTCAGATTATTTACGACCCGGACAAAGAAGCCACCAGCCACCGCTGCCAGGGGGAATTCCCCATCGCCGCCCTCATGAACGCCCTGATCATGGCTATCCTGGTCTACGGCAACCAGCAGATGGCCGCCATGCTCGGAGCCATGCAGGAACAGCACCACAAGCGCATCGTCGCCCCGGACGGTTCGCCCCTGCCCAAGCTGACGCCCTGAAAAGGACTTGACATCACCCGGCAGGGTGTTAGTAGCATGGGCCGTAAGCTGTTTGGAAATCCTGGGATTAGCCGTTATGCCACGAGTCGAAAAAGAAGTGCTGCGGCCGGGAGACTACTGGTACATCGACCAGAAAAGCCAGACTCCCAAGAAAGCCACCTTCACGCCCGAATCCATTCGCTACTTCTACGAGCAAGGCCAGTTGATGCGCCAGGCCGGCCTGTCCATCCCGCTGCCGGTCGAGCACGACCTCGACGCCCAGCCGCTCACCGAGGCCCAGCGCACCGTCTACAACACCACCAACAACGGCGGCTGGGTCGATAGCTACAAGCTCAAAAAGATCAAGGATGACGTGACGGGCGAGGAGGTGGAGGCACTCTTCTCGGAGCTGGATATTCCCGATCCAGAACTGGCGAAGAAATTGCCGCACACGATCCGCTGGTCCTCGCCCTTCATCTCGTCCTTCACCGACGGCAACGGCAAAGCCTGGAACGGCGTCATCACCCACCTGGCCCTGACGACGCGGCCACGCATCATCAAGCAACAACCCTTTGCGTCGATCGCCGCCGCCATGTCGCTGGCAGGATCGCTGCCAAGCAACGTGCTCAGCCAGGCGTCGTTAACCTCCTTGAAGGAAGGATTGGGCCTGTCGCGCGCCGGTCGTCTCACCCGGAAGGCGGACAAGCCCGATCCTCTCCCCGCTTACCCGCTGGCCTTCGCCCTGTTTTCCGGCATCGGCCTGGCCGACGACCTGCCGCCCTTCAAGGACAAGAAGAAAGACAAGAAACCCGACGCCAAGGGCGCGGCGGAACCCGCAGATCACGGCGACACGGCTCCTCCCGATCCCGGTAATCCCGATCTCCCGGAGCCGGGGTTGGAGGAGTCGCTCGTTGACTCCGACGGCGACATCTCGATCTACGAGGTCATCCAGGATCTGCTCGAAGCCGTGGGCGTGCCCATGCCGCCGTCCACGGCAGACAACTTCTGTGAAAATCTGTACAAGGCTGTCATGGAAAAAGTGAAAGGAGAGGCGGGGGCCGCTCCCGCGCCGGCTATGACGACACCTACGACGCCCAACAACAACGCGCAACCTCCGATCACCCAGGAAACACCGCCGCTGTACATGAGCCTGTCCCTGGAGGACGCCCAGAAGATCGCCGATCCCAAGGAGCGCTCCGTGGCGGTGACGCTCGTGACCTTGCGCGAGCAAAACAAGATCCTGGAAAAGCACACCTTCGACGAGGCCAAAAACCGCCGTCAGGCCCGTCTGGATCGCCTCCTCAAGAAGATGTCGCCGCCGGCCCAGGAGAACTTGAAGAAGCAAGCCGAGGGCGCGGCGTTCAGCCTGGGCGCGGACGGCAAGGTCGTCGATGCTCTGGGACCAGTGCTGGAACTCCTGGAGGCCAACACGCCCGATCTGCCCGAGCTGCTCACCGGCCCGGCGCTGTCCCTCAAGGAAGTGCCGCATCCCCGCGAGTACGGCGGGCAAATGACCGAGGAACGGCGGCAAGCCGTGGTCAAGGAATGGTGCAAGAACGGCGGTATCCGCGAGCAACCGGCGCAAGCCTCGTAGGGGCGACCATGCAAACGTGGCTCGACGAAATCCGGGCGCATAACAACGGCGCGACCGCCGTGGCGGTCACGCCTCCGAGCCACACGGTCGCCTTCGCCGCCAGCGTGCCGCCCCCCGCGCCCGAGCCGGCGCGGGTATGCTTCGGCCAGGTCCAGAGCGTGGACAACCCCGGCGTGTCCTTCAAGACGGCCGCGGCGTTGTGCGGCAAGCCGCAACGCTCCGGCTCGGTCACGGATCGCCTCACCTACGACAAGGAATTGGTGACGTGCGCGGATTGTGCCCAGAAATTGCTGGGAGCTTACCAGGCGATCGCCCCACGGGCGGCAGTTCCCGAGGATGCTGTCCCCGTGCGGGAGCCGGGTGGGAGTGGCGATCTCCCTGCGTTACGCCCGGCTTCCTTTTTACCGGCCAACTTCTCCCACGCTGACTTTCTCGACGCCCTGCTCGATGTGCAGGCGCTGGGGCAGAAGCTGGTCCATCTGCGCGCGGAGCTGGCAGCGGTCGAGGTGCTGCTGGCAGCAGCCCAGGAACGGGAACGGGTGCGGCAGACGGGAATTCAAGCCGCACCGGGTTTTTAACAGGGTGACAACCGGGGCCACAGCCTAACGCTGTGGTGCTCAGGCGGGCCTGCTCGGCGTAATTAACCGGGAGAGGCCAAAACACTCGCTGGCTCGTTTGGGGGCTACGGCGTTACGCTGTGGCCCTTTTTTTATTTAGAGAGCCGCGAGGTAGAACAATGTTCCGCACTGACGTATGGGCGCTTCCGCCTGGCATCACTGCCGCCGTCGAAACCTACGAAGCGGCTTTTCGCTGGGGTCCAGCCGGCCTCGGCCTGATCACCTCGGGCTACATCGACGCCGCCGCCACCGATCCCGGCAACGGCGCGACCACCTTCGAGCTGCGGCCTGGCCTCCTCATGGGCCAGAAGACCGCCACCGGCACCTGGTCCAATTACAACCCGGCCAACAGCGACGGCTCCGAGGTGGCCGCCGGCGTCAACATCACCTCGATCCGCATGACCGACATCCTGACCCAGCAGGGTCAGGCCCGTTTCTACGGCATCCTGGTCGGCGGCCCGGTACAGGCGGCTAAGCTGATCGGCCCCTCCGGTGCCATCGATCTCTATGCCCGCCAGTGCATGTCGGACCACTTCTGGTTCGACGACGCCGGCAACTTCCCCGGCAATCACTGGTTCCCCTTCCGCCGCTTTCAGAACAAGACCGCCAATTACCAGGTCACGGCGGGAGATAATTTCTCGGTCTTCACGAACACGGGAGCTTCGGGCGAGGTCGATCTGACGCTGCCGCCCATCGCCGCCGGCTACTACTTCGCCTTGAAGGACAACGTGGCCCAGATCTTTAAGTTTATCTCCTCGGAAGGCGGCAACATCGTCGGCGATACCGCGTCGCGCAGCCAGATTTCCGTGACAGCCATCGGCGGCGGCATTGAAATCTTCAGCAACGCCGCTGGCACGTTATGGTATGCCAGCAATATTTCCAGCGGTGCTCAGGTCGTCAGCTACGCCTAATTACAGGAACGAACCATGCCAGCTTCATTGCATGAACTTCTCCAGCCCCAGGTCATCCTGGACGTGGTCTCCCGCATCCGGGAACGGCAGACGCGGCTGGGCCGCTGGATGGGCTTCCAGCCCAAACGCTTCGACCCTGATAACGTGTCCCTGGGCGGGGCCAACATCGTCTCCGGCGATGTCCGCTATGCCACCTTCCGCCTCTTCGATTTCACCCGCGTGGTCTCGAAGATGCGGGCACCCGGCACCGGACCCTCGACGGTCGCCCCCAACCCGCTGGGCGACGTGAGAATCTCCTGCGCCCGCTTCCACGAGAAGATCCCGCTGTCCTACGAGGAGCTGGGCAACCTGTCGCCCATCGTCGGCCCCAACAGCCAGATCGATCCGGGCGGCCAGGATTACTTGCAACGCCAGACCCGGCACATTGCCCGCCAGTTCAACGCTACCGTGGAACTGTTGACCACCGGCATGATCCAGGATAATCTCTGGTTTCAACAGAACGGCGATAACTGGATCGGCTTTATCGGTAATCCCGGCGGCATCTCCTTCCAGATCCCCTTCCAGGTGCCGGCCGGCAACAAGAACCAGCTCAACATGCTCGGCACCGGCAACATCATCCAGGTGCCCTGGTCCAACCCCGGCGCGCCGATCTTCGGCAACATCAGCTCGCTCAAGGCGGCCTTCGCCCAGCTCTCCGGCTATCCGCTCCTCAACGCCTGGATCAACTCGCTGGGCTGGTACAACGTCGTCACCAACACGGAAATCCGCAACCTGGCCGGCACGGCGGCCACGCCCTTTGCCGACTACGACCAGGTGCCCGAGAAGGACGCCGACGGCCTGCCCACCGAGGGCTACCAGGCCATGCTCAAGGCCGATCCGACTATCGCCTGGCACATCTGCGACGAAGTCGTCATCACCGGCAACACCGACATCGACCCGTCCTACTCGACGGCTCCCGCCACCGCGACCGTGCAAAAGGTCGTGCCCGATAATATGTGCTTCTTCCTGACGGAGCCTTCCAGCCAGTGGACGAAGATGTACCACGGCGGCGAGTACGTCGTGGAAAATCCCGGCATGCCCGGCGCGCTCCGCCGTGGTTACTACTTCTGGCACGAGTACGTCACCCAGCCCTCGGCCGTCGATCTCATCGGCCTACTCAATGCCATCCCGCTCCTGTATATTCCCAAGGTGGTCGCGCCGGCAACCGTGGTCTTCTAGAGCGAGATCCTCATGTTCCAGGTTGGCAGCTTCGGCGGCGAGAGCGATCTGGATGCCAGCCGGGCGCTGGCCCGGCGGCGCATTCTCAAGACCGCCAAGGAGCAAAGCTCCCTGACCGGCATGCCCACCACCGAGAAGATCCTCGACCGCGCCATGCAGCTGGCCGGCACGCCCGACATGGCCAACTCGCAATACATGTATCACTATGGCCAAAAGCCGGACGGACTGCGCGATGACCTGGCCATCCTGCTGTCCCTGGGCGTGAAGGAAGGCTGGTTGTGACATGTCCCTTCAGCTCAACCTCTACTGTTTTCCCCAGGATGTCTACGATTTGCTCGGCACCGAGGGCGGCCAGCTTCGCCTCGACGATCATCACCTGGCCTCGGCGCAGGTCATCACTGTTACCGCCAGCGCCAACGCCAACGACACCGTGCTCTCGACCACGGCACTCCAGTGGCCGCTTCTCAACGGCACCGTCCTGGAGTTCGACGGCGGCGGCACGGCAGCGGTCGTGGAGGTCATCACGGCCGCCACGGCAGCGCGCGGCTTCACGCAATTGACCACGGTGCCCCTGACGGCGGCGATCAATCAATACGCCTGGGCTTACGATTCCGGCGTCAACCTGGCCACGGCCCAGCGGCTCATCAAAGCCTGCCAGTACGGCACTACCCAGGTCAAGCTCTACTGCGCCTCGCGCTACGACGACGCCGACCTGCTTCTCAATGCCGGCGAGCACGGCTCTGTCAATCGCTGGTCTACTAACCTGGCGGCGCGGTGGCTGTGCACGCGCCGCAGCCAGCCGGTCCCCAAGGGGCTGGCCGAACTGGTCAAGGAAACACTCGACGAGCTGAAGTGGGTGCGCACCGGCTCGCTCCAGATCGAGGACATCGGCACACGCACGGCCGGCTGGCCGTTCTTCTCCAACGTCTCGCTCGACATCGGTTACGATTATCGCAAGCTCCGCGTCGAGGCTCCTCTGTCGGAAGCCACGCCGGTGCAATATCCGCAAAGTGTGGACTGGAACTCGGCGCTATGGGTGGAATTGTGAGATTTAGTGTTGACTTTTGAGAAGAGGGAGGGCTTTGCCCTACGTGCAGCATCGCAATACCCGACGTAACGTGTCCTTGACTTTTCAAGGACGGACGATGATTCTCAAGGATTGGGCGCGGGAAGTCGGACTACCCAACACGACTCTCTGGAACCGTCTCCATACGCTCGGCTGGGACGCCGAGCGAGCCTTAACCACGCCGGCAGGGAAGAACGGCAGAAAGAAAGGTTAGCTATGGCTGCTTCTCCTTCGTCTCTGGCTGCTGCCAAGATTTACCGGGTTACGCTGTGGATCGACCCGCCTGGCGGCCGTGGCGTCAATACCGCCAACATGGTCAAGGTGGCCGACGTGGACGTGCCCTGGCCCTTGCCGGGCCTGATCCAGTATCAGGGCAATTATTACGTCTATTCGTCGTGGATCTCCTCGGCCTACGTCCAGACGGTGCCTTATGTGCCCCAGCCCGACCTGGGCGCGCCGCCGATGTCCGTGGTAGCGTTCCCCGAGTTCTAGTTGACCCACGGCGGCCCTTTGGTTTAGAATCGCGCCTGAGATGGGTTTCCTTGTGACCGCGGTCGAGGTTAGGCAGCTCGGCCGCGGTTCTCGGAGAGCAGGCGGTCACTCTGGGAGGCCCATAACCTCCTCAGCCGTTGGTTCGAGTCCAACCTCTCCGACTATGACCACGTTCGCCGGTATCGCTGTGAGCGATCAGTCCAAGGGCACCGCCTACTGCACGGCGGCAGCGATCACCACCACGGAAGGGGATCTGGGCACGCCCGTGGTCGTGCCCAACTACGTCCGCAACGTTCTGGCCACGGCGGCCATCGCCCTGGGCAGCACCACCTCGCCAACCTACATCGTCCTGCAAATGGACCTGGGCGATGGCAACTGGATCGATGCCGCCTGGATCACTACTACAGACACGTCGGGCACAGACATCTTCGCCCTGGCCGCCGGCAGCGAGCTGGCCGGGGCCGTACAGCAGACGCGGGCCAGCGGCACCGGGCCGTCCAGCATTGGTTCCAATCCGCTGCCGCTGGGGTCGCGCTTTCGCTTCATCGCCAAGACCGGGGCCAACAACAAGGCCACCGTGACCATCACCTATCGCTATGAGCCAGTGCGCTAACGTCGGAAGGGCGGTCCTTCCGAGATCTTGGCCAGTTAGTTCGATGGGCCGTGTAACAGAGAAAAGGAGCATCAGGGAGCGCTAGTGTTCGACGACGGACTTTCATTCCGATGATCGGGAGCTGACGGGGTTCCCGATCATCTTTTCCTAGGGGCTGCGTTATGGCGTACACACGCACGATCACCGTTCAGGCCAGCCGCCGTGAGGTTGTCGCTCTCCTGCGCAGTCTGCCGGCACGCGCCAGCGGACATCAGCACGTCGGCGCTACGTCCACGCAGCGTCTTTATGTGCGCATCGGACTGACAGTGCAGGACTTCCTGTACCGGGCTTTTCGCCAGAAGTCCCAGGGGCAAGCTGACGCCACGGGCTTGCGTTGGCCCAAACTGGCCCCCCTGACGATCCGCCTCAAGCGGCGGACGGCACCCGCCAACGCCACCAAGATTCTCCGTGAATTCGACGACTTGTCCAGGAGCCTGGAACCGGCAGCGCGGCCCGCCGACGCGCAGCCCCTGCCGCCGCGTCGCCGTCTTCAGGTGTTCGAGCTGCGAACCGGCTCGATCACGCTGGGCACGCGCCGCCCGTATGCGCTGGCGCATCACCAAGGCGTGCCGCAACTGCGCTTGCCGCAGCGGCGGCTCTGGCCAGAACCGTCGCGCTGGGTAAGAAGTTGGTGGGAGCGGTTCCTGAGCCAGTCCCGCCTGGGGCTGATGGATCTGATCGAAACTCTTTTGAGCCACGTTCCATGAGTGAAAGCAACGGTAGTGGTATTTTGAAAGTGGGCCGTCGTGGCCTGCGCAAGATGCAGTACGACGACAATACGCCGGTCGTGGAGCTGGACATCTTGCACGTTTCCAATCAATGGGCCGAGATCGATGCCGAGTTCCGCAACGATAAAGGCGAAATCCTCCCCAACAAAAACGGTGAGTATTTAGCGGCGGCCGTTCGCTTTGCCAGCGCCATCCTCCAGGTGCCTATGCCCATGCAGGCCGCTCCAGGCCTATCGCTGCCGGAGCAGCCGTTGCCGCTGAGCATCGCGGACGCCTTTCACTTTCTGAAGCTCATTAACGATGAGTCGGAGAAACTGAAACCTTTTTTCGTGATCGAATCCGCCGCCAAGCCATCCTCACCCTCATCTTCGGAAGTAGCTTTTTTGGAGTAGACGCTTTCACCGAAGATGTTCTGTTCGGGGCCATGACGGAGGCCATGTGTTGGCGGGACTTGCATGACCCCAACATCGGCGGCAAGATGGACATCGACGATTACTACAAGCTGGCCGAGGCGGCGGGCCTGCCCAAGAAAGACATAGAGGAGTTGGTGCGGATTCGTGCTCTGGAGCGGATGCGGAAAGACGTGAAGCCGTGACCGATCAGTACGGCTCGTTCGATGGCCTCGACAATCGCCGCGAGATCATGCGCCTTCTCAAGCGGCTGGGCCACGGCCTGCCGGAGCTGGCTCAGGCCGAGCGGCGCAGTCGCTTCTTGCGGAAATTGCTACGCTACTCGCAAAACGGCTTCGACACTCGGCAGATGCAACTAGCGCCCTGTTCCGTGGTCGATGCTTACTTTGCGTTCCTGGCCATTACCGGCACCCTGGGCGTCCCGATTGACCAGGCGGCGCGCTTACTCGAAAAAGAAGTTAGCGGATGAATCTCTATCGCATCTACATAAAGGGTAAAGCAGGCTCGAAATTCTGGGTCTCCGGAAATCACTGTTGACACTCCGTTTTAGCCATTTGATACAAAACCGAACTATACTGTTGACTCAGCTGTAGTGAGCGCCTATACTTTACACAGTGGAATCCGAAGTTATGCGACACATTATTCCTATCTCTGGCAAGGACTCGGCGACTACGGCAGTCGTCCAAATGGCCCGTCAACCAGACCTGCCCTATGAGTTCGTCTTTTGTGACGTTCGCATGGAGTTGCCCGAAACCTATGCCTGGATCAAGCGGCTGGAAGACAAGCTCGGTATCGATGTCAAGCGGATCGGCGAATCGCTGGAAGATGTGATCGCCGAACAGAACATGCTGCCTAGCCAGCACCGTAGATTTTGCACGAAGTACGGCAAAATCTTCCCTATTCGGGACTTTGTCGGCGAAGAAGATGCCATTCAGTACCTCGGAATCCGCGCCGATGAATCCGACCGTGCTGGCCTGATTGTGCCGCGAAACATCGAAGCCAAATACCCTCTGATCGAGTTGGGGTTGGGGATCAAACACGTTTACCAGATTCTCGGCGACCGTGGCATCCTTCCGCCTGATTTCTTCTGGGAACGCTTGTATAACGCCGTACTGACACGTTGCCCCTTCTACTTCCCTCTTGTGGATGGACTTTCGCCTTGGGATCGCGCGGCGATGTTCTCTTGGCGTTCCCGGTCTAACTGCTTCAACTGCTTCTACCAGCGTCGGTATGAATGGATCGGGCTGCTTGAGTATCATCCGGACTTGTTCGAGCGTGCGGAGCAACTGGAGCACGATTACGGCACGGGCGACAGACGCCCGTGCAACGTCCAGTTCACTTGGATACAAGGACTGCCCCTCCCAGAGCTTCGGAAGAAGGCCGACGAAATCTTCGACCGGCGTGTTAAACAGGTCTGCGCCGGCCTCAGCGAATTGTCCCAAGGACGGTTGTTCGAGGACGACTTCAACCCCATTACGGTTACGAGTTGCGGGTTGTACTGCGGGAAATGAGCTATGAACCTTCTCAACCTGCCCGGATGGGAGATCGCTTCCGTCAAGGAGTCGAAGCATGATTACCGCGTGGAAGCGGCCTATACGCCTCAGCCGAACGCCTGCCCGCATTGCCCATCCAATCTCTTTCCGAAGCTGTATCGGCATGGCCACTGGCCGCAACTCATCATGGATCTGCCTTGTCACGGCAAGCGGGTTGGCATCTCTCTCAAGCGTGTTCGCTGGCGCTGCCAGGACTGCGGCAAGACCTTTCTCCAGTCGCTCCCCGACGTTGAGGATGGCATGTCGATGACAAGGCGGCTGGTTGGCTACATCGAGGAGCAGAGCTTGCGGCGGACATTCGTTGCTATCGCCGATGAAGTCGGAGTGGATGAGAAGACCGTCCGCAATGTGTTCCAGCGGTACGCGGCCAAGCTCGACAAGGAGACGAAATTCCTGACACCGATCTGGATGGGCATTGACGAGGTTTACTTGGTTCGCAAGCATCGTTGCATCATCACCAACTTGAAGGAGCGTACCGTGATCGCACTGCTGGCTGATAGGAACAAGAGAACCGTGATGGCCTACATCCGGAAGCTCGAAGCGAAAGGGCAAGTCCAGATGGTTGCGATGGATATGTGGGCACCTTATCGGGATGCTGTCCACGCTCAACTGCCTGACGCCGCTGTCATCGTCGATAAGTTCCACGTCGTCAAAATGGCCACCCATTGCCTCGATACCGTCCGGAAACAGCTCCGAGACGGGCTTACGAGTGGCCAGCGTCGGAAGCTGATGCGAAGCCGGTTCCTGCTCTTGCGCCGACCGAAAGACCTTAACGACATGCAGAAGTTTCAGCTTGATGCGTGGCTGGGCAGTTTCCCGGTTCTGGAGACGGCCTACAAGCTCAAGGAAGCGTTCTATGCCATCTATGACCAGCCGACGCGAGAAGCAGCCTGGACGGCCTTCGAGGAATGGGAAGCCTCCATGTCGGCTGAGATGATGGCGGCTTACCAGCCGCTTCTGACGGCCTGTTACAACTGGAAGGAGGAAATCTTGGCCTACTTCGATCACCACGCCACGAACGCTTGCACGGAAGCCCTGAACGCCATCGCCAAGGGAATCCAGCGGCAAGGACGGGGCTACAGCTTCAAGGCAATTCGAGCGAAACTCCTCTACGATCCGCGACACCAGAAACGCCCCAAGTACGGCGAAACGGCTGTAGCTTCCCTCGGTGCAGACATCGGCTCGATGCTGTCCGATTTGGAGCAATCGCAGTTGTTGGAAGATGCTCGGCGTCATCGCAACAAGTCCACAGGGACGCTCAAACTCAGGAAGCCAGGAAAGTAGCATGTTTACACAGTTAAATCCGGATACCCAAATTCTTCTATGTCGCTGCTTGCTCTATTGAAAGAGCGCTAACTGTCTTCGGCAATTTTGCCGGGACACGAGAGCTGGAAAGCCGCACGATAGGCCAGGTAAGTCAAGTGAATGAGCACGACGAAACAGTGCTTATCGACGACGCCTCGGCGCGAGGATTCCATGATTGATGCCTTGCTTTTTGCCGTGAAAGAAGCTGTCTCTCGGCAATATAGCTACGACGAGCGCACCTGCGACGTGCGCGCCGACGGTTCGCCGCCGCCCTCCTGCGGCGACTATTTCCTGGCCGTGCATCAGGCCGGCGGCCGTTCCGAGATGGACAACGCCCTGGATCAATATCTGGGCTTCGACCTCACCCTGACCTACCGCGTCACGGTGCCCCTGGACCGGCTGGCCGACCAGGAGCTGGCCAACAAGCTGGCCCGTAAGCAAGGGCCACGCGGCCAGCCGTCTCTCAACGCCCGTCTCGATCAGGTGCAGACCTTTATGCACATGAATTGGGGTGTCATTCAGGACGCCAACAACTATCTGGTGCAGTGGGCTAAAGAAGAAGTCGTCGTGTGCGGCTTCGCCGAGCCGGCTCGTTATACCACCACCGAAACGCCGCGTTTCGAGAGCGGTGCCTGGCTCAGCGCCGATGCCGACGCCGATCATGTGGCTCTGGTCGGCGTGGCCCACTTCGACCGCGCCCGGCGTTTGCAAGTGTTGCAATACTTCGTGTGATACCATGCCATCGTCTTTTCATCTCAGCCCCACTGGCACGCCGATCCTCACCATCCACTTTACCTATCTTGCCCTGATGGGCCTGACGGAACAAAAAGGCTCTTCCCTTGGCGGCTCACAAACGCGAGAATGGCGCGTAGCTTGTGCGCCTTTTGCCGATCTGGAGCGAATACGCCTATCTACGGAGCCGCCCTGGCATCGCTCCAATGACGTGCGTGCCGTAAATTGCTCTCTCTGTCTGGAGAGCGAGGCGTGGCGGCAGGCCAGGCGTGACCTGGAGGAGATGTACGCGAGGAAGGCATGATCATCATCCGCATGCTGCCCGACAAATCCGGTCGCCGCCGCATCCACTGGTTTCAGCGCCAAGTGGATGGCCCCCTGGCGACGCAGGGGCAGCAACAATTAACGCTCATTGGCCCCATGCAGTTGGGCGGCGCTAAGGGCCGCATCGTGTGCCAGGGGCCAAATGCTACCCTGGATAAATCCACGGCGGGCAACGTCGAACCCGTGGCGCATTCAGATGATCCGCGAGCGGTAACGTGTCCGGAATGCAAGGCTACGCAGGAGTTTCAGACGGAAATAGCGCTTTATAAGATAGGAGGGTAAGCCATGCCCGGTCTCGTCGTGCCGATTTCCGGACCTTACACGGGTTCCTGGGACGCTTTCCCCTTGGGAACTCTCTCCGACGATGGCTACGAGCTGTCCTGCACCTTCGGTGGCCAGGAGGTGGCCGAGACCGACGCCTTCGGCCTGACGCTCGTGGAGGCCATCTATCGTGGCCAGAACTGGCGTGCCCGGCTACGCGGCCTGGAATGGAAAACGGGACTCTTGGCCGCTTTGCAAGGGTTCGGCTGCCAGGTGCCGCTGGCCAGCGGCATCCTGGCCCCGCAGCTCTCCAACATCGGCAATCGCTGGAGTTCTTTCTCTCTGGCCCTGGTGCTGACAGCCATCTTGGGCAATCCACCGACGACGCCCACGTCGCTCACGGCTACCCAGGCTGCCGTGGCTCCAGCCTCGCAATCTCTCTTCAACATGACCTCCAAGGTTCGTGAACTGCCCTTGGAGATGATCCTTATCCCCTATTCGGTCACGGTCGGCTCGATCACGCAGAACGTGCCTTTCACGACCACCTAAACAAAGGCCAGGTGCGCCATTGCGGACGAGGCAATTCTCCGGATCAAGATCGAGGAAGGGCCAGCCGGCCCTACCGTGGCCGGCGCTACCGCCACGGCGGGACAGGCACCGGGGGGTGGTGGTGGCGGTGGCGTCCGCGAGACCTTTCGTTCCTTCGCCGAACTCTCCGTCCTCTTTCGTAGCGTCTTCGGCCACGGCGGCTTATTAAACGCTGTGGCGGGCCTGGTAGCGGCACTCTATCGCCTCCAGCAAAGTTTTCGCATCCACCGCGACACCCTGGGAGGTGCTGCGGCCGGGGCTTCGCCGGTAGCCGGTGCGGCCGATCAGCCGCAGACAACGGTGGCCAGCTCCCTTTTCGTGGAGTCGGCTCGCACCGGCATCGTAGCGCAGCTTCTCGAAGCGCGCATCGTCAACGCCACCATCCACGTCACACGGGCCACGGTTCACATCACCGGCGTGCGCATGCCATCGTCGCCCGCTGGCAGGCCACCGGGAGGCAAACCGCCGGCCGGCGGTGGGCCGCCGCGGCCCAGGCGTCGCGGCATGGGTCCAGTCCCCCCCGGCGGGCGGGGTCTCGGTGGCGTTGACTATCCGCCGCGTTATCCGCCGCCAGTGCCCTACCGCTTTCCGCCCCCCGCCGTGCGTCGCCGTTATCCGCCGCCGGGCCGGCGCGGGCGTCCTATTGTCTATCATCCCACGGGCCTGATTGTGCCAAGCAGACCCCGTATTTCGGTGGGAGTCATTCCTCCGGGCGCTGCTGGAGGCGCTGCCGAAGGCGCGGCGTCGGCGCTGGCCACCTTCACGCGCTTCAGTTTCGCCTTCGGTGCCGTGATTGGCGTCGTCACGGCTGCTGTCCTCATCTTCAAGAAACTGACGGAGATCGCCGATAAGATGGCCGAGCGCTTCAGCGCCGTCAATGCCCAGATCGCCACCGCTCAGGCTCGGGGCCAGGTTCGCATGCTCATGGGCGACATCCGCCGCGCTGAGCGCGTTGCGCCAGAGCTGGCACAATACATCGAGGCACGCACGGACCTCCAGCAGAAGTACGAGGACATGAAAGTTGAATTCATGAAGCACGTCTTGCCCTTGCTCACAGCGGGCCTAAGCACCCTGAACGCTATGGTGCCGAATGTGGACGTGATTCCGTCACTCGTTGCTGGGTTGACGGGCGTGGCACCGGGGACGTTCAAAACGCTGGTGGACATTCTCAAAGTGGTCAACGCCATCAACCACGCCCTTGCCAATGCCGGGAAAGACGAGACTACGGAAGCGACCCGTCTTATTCTTGGCAACACACCGCTTAGCGATTGGTTCAAGGAAAGCTGAGCTGCCTCCCGGAGATTGTAACGATGGCCTTCGATTATTTTTCCGATACCGGGCTGGCGTGCTTACCGGACGTGGGGGAAGTCACCTACAACGAGGTGACGTTCTCGGTCTTGTTTCACACCCACTTCACCGGCGAGATCATCCCCGATGAGGCCAAGCGGACGCGCAAGGTCGTCGGCTGGACCCTCTACGTGGAAGGCGTTGTCACGCTCGATCTTGAGGAGAATACCATCGATCCCACGATGGACGATCTGCGCTTCAGTTTGACCGAGCAGGGTGCCGCGCTCAAGTTCACGGGCCGAGGGTTTGGCACGCTCGATCTGAAGCCTCCCCCCGACGTGGCCTGGGGGCCGATCCCCAAGCTCATGGAGTTTACCCCTTATGGGCAAGGGCGGTCGGCTTTCATCCGCTGGCAGGTGACGGTGATGCAGCCCGAAGGCCCGCTGCTGAAGAACCAGTGGTCTTATGGCCAAACGTTTCTTCTTCAGCCGTTGCAATTCTCCTGGGATTATGCTTTGCGTTATGACGACGAAGGCTATTCGTCTTATCGCATCACCGGCATTCTGGAGATACCGCTCACGCGCACTGTGCCCGCCGCGCGCGCCATCACAACAACCGTGGACGACCTGCGCCAAGCCTGGCTCGACATGCCCGTTAATCTGGAGAAGTTCCGCATCACCGAGCGCTCTTTTGACGTTTCCAAGGACAAGCGGACTCTCAAATGGGTTTATGCCTGTGAAGAACTGCCGCCGATGGGCTTGCCGCTGGGCTGCACGTCGGCGCGCGGCACCATGAGCGTCCGCAATCGCGCCGGCCTTATGGGCGGCCCGGAGGAAGGCAAATTGTCCTTCATGTTCTGGACGGTGAGCCTGCGCTGTACTTACACCGTGCGCGGGGATTCGGATCGACGCATCGCTTGGCTGGTGTTTTCATCCTTGTTGCGCTTTCGCATGCAGCAGTCGCGCTTTGCCAAAATAGCACCGCTGAACGAGAGGGATGCTGCGGCGGCGATCGATGCCGCCGGGGCCAGAGCGGCTGCCGCTGCGGCTTTGGCAGCCACCAAGCCCGTAGCGCCCGCAGCAGCAGGCTCCTCGGTGATGAGTCAGATCGACACCATTCTCACCAACGCCTACACGGCCAACCGTTCCGTGGGTGCTGAAAAAAGCAAGGCGGCACTCCTTATCGATTTTGGTTTTGACGAGGGGCTGTATCTGGATTCCAAGACGGTGACGTTTCATGCCACCTGGGTTTTAACAGGCAACTGGCAAAATCTCTTGGCGGCCACGGGTTTCACGCGCTGGCTGCCAGGAACCGCGGGCACCGTCGGCAACTTGTGGCGGTTGACAGTAGCGGACGTGATGGGCTGGCGCTCCTGGAGCGATAATCGTCTGAATGCGGCGGCCGACGTGATCGTTGATTTGGGCGGCGGTGGTCCGTGGGGGGCGGTTGCTCCGCCAGCGAATCCTGTGGGGTAATCATGCCACTCGGCAGTATCATCCGTAATCTTCAGAACAATCCCGTTCGCGTCACGGCACGGCTTAGCAACGTCCGCGCCGATGCGCGGGAGCAACCCGATGATGACGTTGAACTGCCCTGGGGCAGCGATCCGCAGGTGGGCTGGCTCGATTATCGTTGCTGGGTTGAGACGCAGCTTGATCCCGGCACCTGCTTGCACAAACCACTGCCCCAGCAAGACTTCCCGGTGGACACGCTGGCGACGGTTGATAGCCAGTCCCCGACTCTGGATACCTTTGTGTCGCCCAGCGGTGGCGTCAACATCAACTCGTCCTCCACCGCCATCGACGTGGCACAGCGCATGGCCACATCCACCTATCATTACATCCTGCGTGGCTATGGCTTGCGGGCGGGCTATCAGGTGCCTATTCCCGGTATTGTGCAGATCGGTGGCCGCGCTCCCATGCCGACGTTCCCACAGCGCGCTACCAACATGATCGTCGGCAACTTCAGCGGCGTCCCTATTTGGTATGGCGTCTGGGAGTTGCATTACTTCGTTATCCAGAACAATTCTCCGGGCGCTCCTCCTTACGTGCCGGTGCCGTTCAACCCAGCCTTGCACGTGCGCTCGGATGCGGAATTACCCGGCGCTATTCCCGTACCCCTGTCGGTGCCGGACACCAACCATTCCTTTGCGACGCCGCCGCCGTCGCCCTTGCAGGGAGGAGTTGCCCAATGATCGCACAACCCGGACACGTTCAGGTCAACGGCAGCAACAACTTCGACCGCCAGCGCTTCGCCGAGCGGCTGGTGGGCGAACCCTTAACTCAGGGTTACAAGCCGACGCTGCCCCTATGGGCACTTTTCACGGCCGACACGGTGCCACAATTCTACTTATTAAGAGACGTGGAATTGATGATGATCCATCCGGTGTGCCGCAGCGCTCTGGATTATTACAAGGGCGGCATCGCCGACGTGGAGTTCTGGGGCGGCCCCAAGCTGGACGACCCCGACGATGAGCACGGCCTGCCCATCTCCGGCAATCCCGACGTGGCCAACTTTGTCCTCCAGCAGTGCTATCGCTTCTGGGACCGTGGCGTGCCCATGCTGCAAGGCGGCTACGAATACGGCTGGATCGCCGGCGAGCCGCTTTATGTCGAGGAGAACGGTCGGCTGGTCTGGGACAGCCTGCTGCAATTCTCGCCGCGCGATGTCTACTTGCTCACCCGCGAGGGGCGTCCGGTGGGCGTCCGCGTCAAGCAGATCGCCCACACGCAGCAGGAACAGGCCGGCAACGCTACCTCCAGCGGCATCGCCGATCTGTGGCTGGCTTCGCGCGACGTGCCCGCCAAGGGCGTCTGGTACGCCCACAATCCCCGCTACAGCCAGTATTTCGGCCAGTCCCAGCTCCTGGGTGCCTGGAAGCCGTGGCGGCGGCTGGCCTGGAAGGACGGGGCCGAGGGCAACATCGACCTGGGCTTCTATCGCTTCTGGTGCGCCGGGCCGGTGGTCTACTATCCCAACGAGGATTTCCAGACTGGCGTGAATGCCCCGGCGATGGCGACCACGGTGGACTCGCAGGGGCGGCCGCGCCGCTTCGCCCGCGACTTCGCCCGGCAACTGGCGGAGTGGTACAAGAGCGGGGCCGGCGTCGGCCTGCCCAGCGATAAATACACGCAGGACTTCGGCTCGGGCGACAAGTGGCGGCTGGATCTGCCGCAATCGACCCTGAACGTCGAGGGCGGCATCGTCTATGCCAGATATTTGATGGATCAGATTCGTTACGGCGTCGGCGTGCCGCCGGAGCTGATGGAGGCGTCCGAGTCGGGCGGCGGCTTCAACGGTCGCATGGTGCCGATGTATGGCTTTTTGACGCAACAACAGAAGATCGCCGACGCCATGCTGATCCTCTTTGTGAAGCAGATCCTGGCTCCCTTGGTGCGCTGGAATTTTGGCGACGTGCCCTGGACCGTGCAGGTCAAGCCGCTACTCAAGACGCGCTTCGAGAATCAGAAGGGCAAGGCCAGCCCGCCGGCCAACCCGATGGGGGCCGAGCCGCCGGGCCTGCCGGGACCGTCCGCAGGCCCGCGCGGCGGGGAGCGGGGCGTACCCGCTCCTCCCGCGACGGGCGCTCCGACACTGGAGGCACCGATGCCGAACGTCGGCCTGAGCCTGGAGCGCGAGGCGCAACTGCAAGCCGCGCGGCTGCTGGCGCAAAAGATCCTTTTGGCGGGCAAGGCCGCGTAAAAAGGCGCAAAGGCGCGCAAAGGCGCGCAATTCCCTGTCAACTACCGTCGCCTGAAGGCGACGGCTTGTAAGCGGCGGGTCGTTAGTGGAAGACGTGTCCCGCTCCTACCATGGCCCTGTTGACGTGGGCCTGCCGCCCTTCGTGGGCGGCGTGTTGGAGGACTCGAATATCCATGTGTCCTAACCGTTTACCCAGTGGGTGCCTTCAGGGGACTGAGTCCAACAACCGCTTGTGCTTTTACCACCGGGCCGCGTTTGGCCCGTAACCTTTAGCACCGACAGGACTGTAGACGTTCGCCCGGACCAAAGAGTTCCTTATTCCGAAGGAGGACGCGGCGATTCCTCTGTCGCCTGAAGGCGACAGTCTCCTCGCCGCTCATTTATGACTCCTACGGTGCGACAACAGGAGCTTCTCGACAAGGGCCGTTATGCGGAACTCCTGGCGCTGGCTTTACAGGAAACGCAGAACATCGAGCTGGCCACGCTGGCAGCGGATATGGCGTTCGCTCAGTTAGCCGGCGAGGAACCTGTCGTCGTCCCCGATACGGTGATCGATGCCTCCGGTGCTGGCGCGGGGGCACCTTCGACGCCGGGCGACTTCGCGCCGGACCCGAAGGCTCATGATGCTTCGCGCAAGGACAAGAAGGCAAGCAAGGCCAGCAAGAAAAGCCGCCGGTTGGCACGCGGGCTACGTCTCAGGAAGAAGTGGCGGCAGCTCAAGGAGAGCATGGGCTTCGGCTACCGCATGGGCAAGTGGTATGGCCCGGAGCCTCCGGACGCGGATTGGGTCTTGATCGGCACGGGGCCAAAGGGCGGCAAGATCTGGGCACCCAAGCAAGCTGCTGTACCGCCGAGACAGCCGCAGCCGCAGCCGCAGCCACAACCAGAGGCCGTACAGGCCGAAAGAAACGCCCTCGGTGCGACCGTAAAAGCCTACGAGGCTCTGGAACAGAGGCTGAAGCTAACGGGAGAGCTTATCAAGATTCCCCACATGTACGACCTGGTTAAACAACAGCAGCCTAATTTAACGCAGCAGCAATTTCACGACTTGCTGATCAAATGGGCCAAGGAGGACTTGCTGGTCTTGCAGGTAGCCAATGATCCCCATCATGAGCCGAGGAGTGCCGAGGGCATTCCGAGCCAGCGCGGTATTTATTATTACGTGCACTTTCAGCCGGAGACGCTGCGCAAGCTCCAGTCTGGCGCGGCTTTCGGCATGGTCAAGGGCGAGTGGCATGGCCCCAAGCCGCCGTCGCCGGAGTGGGTGCTGGTTCGTACCGGGCCACGCGGCGGCAAGGTCTGGCATCCGCCGCCGGGCGGTGCCCAGCCCAAGCAGCGTCAGGGTGCGGCTCGGCGAGGTCGTACCGGTGTCGGGCCGAGCGTTGCGGACATGACCAGCAAGGTGCAAGGAGCTGTCAAACAAGGTTTAACAGAGGAGACCACCAAGGCGCTGGGCGAAGAGATGATGTCCATGAAGGTGACGGACCTCCACGCCCTCAAGAAGAGTCTGGGCCTGAAGGCATCCGGCACCAAGGCGGTCTTGGTGCGAAAACTTCTGGAACGGGCTGGAGGGGCCAAGCCTGCACCGCCGCCGCCTGCGCCTGCACCGCCGCCGCCGCCAGTAGCACCGCCGCCTGCGCCTGCACCGCCGCCTCCGCCGGTAGCACCACCGCCTGCGCCTGCACCACCGCCTGCGCCTGCACCGCCGCCGCCGCCAGTAGCACCGCCGCCTGCGCCTGCACCGCCGCCTCCGCCGGTAGCACCACCGCCTGCGCCTGCACCACC